CCCACAGGTTACTACAACTATTGAGAAGGATCTTGAAAATGATTCTCTCGACGGCCTTGGTATCTGGGAAGCTATGGTTCTCGATGTAACAGCTATGCCCTCAGGCATAGATCTCTCGATGGCTAAAGATATTGTTATCTTTTCCCAACAGGGTGTCGGACTTAAGGAATTGGGATCAGACTTCCAAGCAGGAGATCAGATTCTTAACCTTCGTCGATTGAACCAGCTTGGTACATATTCGGGTGGTGTATTCACATCTAACCCGCTTGTTACTAGAAGCACAACCAATGCTGCGCTTCTGATGATTGTATCAGGTGCTTACAACAAGACAGTCGGCGGAAGCGGCATCACAAATGATGCTACTTCTCTCACTGGATCTTATGTGGTTAATGCTTCTCTCAACACTGATGATGACGGTTCTACTCTTACGATTCCTTCGTTCGAGTCTGACTTTAGTCTCAACCCACCGACTCCTGTCATTCCCGAGATTGACATCAAGATCGAATCGATCGCCGTAACCGCAGTTACTCGTAAATTGCGTGCCAAGTGGTCACCAGAGCTCGCTCAGGACTTGAACGCTTACCACAGCCTCGACGCTGAGTTTGAGCTTACTCAGATCCTATCCGAGCAAATTGCTCTTGAGATTGATCGCGAGATTCTTAATGACCTCCTCACAGAGGCACAAGGCGCCAATTATTATTGGTCCCGTGCACCTGGTAAGTTCGTTAATAAGACTAACGGTTCTGAGCAGACCCTCACAAGTACACTTGCTGCAGGTCCTCAATTCACGGGTACAGTACGTGAGTGGTACGAGACTCTGTCAGAGACAATCATTGATGTCGCTAATCAGATCCATCGTAAGACTCTGCGCGGTTCCGCCAACTTTATTGTTGTTGGTCCCGATGTTGCTACCATCCTTGAAGCTTCTGTCCTCTACAAGCCCACTTATAAGCTTGATGGACAGGGACAGGTCGGTCCTTCATTCTCACTCGGAGCTGAGAAGGTTGGTTCTCTTTCAAATCGTTTCACGGTTTATAAGGATCCATACTTCCCACGCAACAAGATCCTTGTTGGTTACAAGGGAGGCTCATACCTCGAGAGTGGATATGTATACGCACCTTACGTACCGCTTATCGTCACTCCGACGATCTTCGCGCCGGAAGACTTCACACCCCGCAAGGGAGTGATGACTCGCTACGGTAAGAAGATGGTTCGCGCTGACTTCTACGGTACAGTTACTTGCATGGACATGAACATTATTTAAGTTCTAGTCCTTCGTGACAAAAACTAGGGCACCTCTTCGGAGGTGCCCTTTTTATTTTTTGTATTATCTAGATACTTATTCTATACACTTAGGGCTACAGTAGATGAAGATGATTGATATAATGTGCGAGTGGAGGCAGTATGTCTTTGAGTCTGAGGAGGCTGGCAAAGATAGTGAAGAAATAGAAGTAACCTATCCCGAAACTGTTGCAATGGCACATCACTATCATCGAGACCAAGTTAGAAGATCATCCGGCATGCCATATATTCAGCACCCAAAAGAAGTTGCTGCAATTATAAAAAAATACTACCACACGCTTCAAAGCATACCACAAGATGAATTTTCCCAAATGATGAATGTTGCACTTCTACACGATACAATTGAAGATGCTCATAAAAATTTACCAAATGATCTTGCTAGATCAAAGAGAAAGTTGGATTCTCTTATTGCCCAAGGAATAATATCACAAGATTCATATTCACAAAGAATGAGTCAAATCAAACAAGATGCACAAATAAGGGTTATGCATGACATAGGTTCTGAACACGGCATTAATATTTTAAATGATGTACAGTCTCTAAGTCATGATGACACAATGACATATGAGCAATATGTTTCTGCAATTTCAAATGATCCTATATTGATAAGGGTAAAACTAGCAGATATGCTACATAATTCAAGTGATTTATCACCTCCTGAAAATTGGGATCCTGACGCAGCTGTTTGCAAAGATAGCTTAAAAGGCTGGGAGAAATACAGGTGTGCCTTACTAGGTCTTATGGCAATTTATAATGGTAAACCAAAGTCTGTATCTGATCCCCATTGGGATGCTCTGAAAAAAGCGTTTAATTTATAACCACAACATAGTAAAATATGTTATATTAGTATTGATAAATGGCAAGTACAACAAAAAGCATAAAAAATGAAAGGCTAACAGCCCAATTCGAGAGACAAAGAGCAGAATCTATCATGGGCACCTCTGTGAAAGAAGAGCGACTTAGCAAGCCCTATTGGGAGGGTGAAACTTCCAAACCGCTAGAAGCTACGCAACCTAAAGAATACTTAGAAAACACAACAACTGGAGCCATTAATAGTATGGAAGACGAAACCAAAGAAGAAATATCACAAGTGCAAGCTTCAGGATCTGATTTTGACGATTTTGATTTTGTAGATCACTATGGCGAAGAAACACTGGATAATTCAGATGATCTCTTACCAGATAATATTGCACCTTCCGCAATTAGCTGTGGGTTTGTAGGCATCGGTGGCGGCGGCGGAAAGATGGCAAAAGCCTTTCTGGACTTAGGCTTTAACAAGACTCTGCTTATTAACACAACAGAAAAAGACCAACCTGAGGGCATCTTGCCGGAGCACTTTCTATTACTCGAAGGTGCAGATGGCGTTGGCAAGGATGTAGATCTTGGAAAAAGAGTCCTGTCTGAGAATAGTGCTGTTGTTGAAAATACACTTAGAAGCAAGTTCGGAAAGCTTGACTGGCTCTTTGTTTTAGTTGGTGGAGGCGGTGGAACAGGAAGTTCTTCACATGTGCTAGATGATACATTCAACAGGTACTTAAAATCAGTTCAGGCAGGTGGCAGGGTTATCTACGTTGTTTCCATCCCCACTGCTCAGGAGTTGCTAAACCCGACAATAGACAGTAACTCCAGAACAGTGCTAGACGATGTAAAAGCAACTTCTCATATTGTTATCGATAATGAGCGACAGTTGCAGTTACTAAGAGGCAAGGTTGGAATGCTAGGCATGTATCCCAAGTCTAATAAAGCCTTTGCAAAAATGCTTGCTCAGGTATTTAAGCTTGCTAGCGAGGTATCACCAGTTCAGTCGTTTGATAGCAAGGATCTCGAGAGGCTTCTTAGAACAGACGGAAGACTATTTATGGGAACCACTGCAGTAAAAAACCCATCTCAGAAGCAATTAGGCTTAACACTGTTTCAAACATGTATGAAGAATTCACCATGTCCGCCGGTCACCGGCAAGCCAACAGTGGGCTCTTTGCTTCTTGTTGTTACACCGGAGATGGCTGATGATCCAGCTGTGAGTAATCAACTTGAATCTGCTATTAGTTATGTAGGTGGTAGATCAAAGACTCTCTTTTCTGGGGTATACGTTAGGCCCGGTCTACCTGGATTAATTGCTATCATTGCTTTCGGCGGATTAAAATAGATTTTCCTATGGTTGTTAGGAATAAATAGATAAACAGGTACATATGTATTTGTAGGCCCGATGCTTGCATAATAACTGACCTCGCCAGCGCATCGGAATCTTGCGAACATTTAATTTTAATAAAACAAAATAAAAAGGAGAAAATTATGCCCAAAGTAACAATTAATGACACAAAAGGTCTATATCAAGAGACAGGTTCAGGTGTGACAGTCACCTCTGCAACCAACCTCCAGAACGTAAATAGTTTAGTTTTCGGCACAGAAGCTATAACAACCGCCGGTGCCGCTAGCATTACAGTTCCTGTTGCTCTTGTTACCCCAGACGAAGCTGATATGGCTATAACGCTTGCAGACGGAGAAGCTACTGGACAAGTAAAGCACTTTCTTTCAATGGTAGATGCAAACTCTTGGAAGGTGACGCCGACTTCAACAGACGGTTCATATACTAAGGTTACATGCACGAAGATAGGTGATACAGTTACGCTCATGTGGTCAGGGACAGGCTGGGCTATTCTTAGTCGCGCTTCTGGTACAGCTGCTGGTGCAACTGCAGTAGTCGACATGCCAGTAGTAGCATAATAATTTAATAAATAATTTTTAGCTATAAAACAATAAAAAGACATCTCGATGAGGTGTCTTTTTTTATATATGATACTTATAGAGAGTTATGGGTATTACGAAAGACGATCCTAGAGTAGGTGACCTTGTGTTTGTTATCACGTCGTCTCCTGAAAATTTTTACGGTTTAATCGTGGGATTTAGAAGAGATGAAACAAAAATTGAGGATGCTGTTATGATTGATGAGGACTGGTATGTATTAACAGTTAACGGATTACTTACCATCGGAAGATACGATTTTTGTATGTTATAGCTTATTTCATTGAAAGTAAATTAGTCTTGCCATATTTATAAGTGTAAAGCAAAGGGGATATCTCAATGGCGACATTTTCAGACTCATCGTCTCCAACACCGTTTGGCTTCTTTGATTCAGATTCTCAGTTTCAGACTGAGGCAGACAATATTGTAACATTTGTAAAAAGAAAGCTTGGCGATGATATCCTATCTGTCGAATTGACAAAGAAGCAAGTATGGTCAAATTTTGAAGAATCATTTTGTGAATACGGTAGTATACTAAATCAGTATCAGGCAAAATCTCAGCTTGTTGATTTTCTTGGAATGCCAACTGGTAGCTTTCTATCGGGATCTGAGCAAAAATTTCCAAGAAGTAATCTCGAGCTTCTTACGCGTCTAGCAGAACCGTATGCATCTGAGGCAGTTGTAGGAGGCTCGTATAATTTTATATCAGGATCAATAGCACTAGAGCAAGGTAGACAAGATTACGATATGTATACAGAGCTCAAAGATCATACTGGTGCACTCGTTGTTTCTTCATCTTTAAATCCGCATGCCCCAAGAGGAAAAATGAAAATAGCAGAAGTATTTCACTTCTCTCCGCAAGCTGCATATAGGTTCTTTGATACAACATCAGCAGTTAACTATCTTAATAATGAATTTTCATTTGAGTCGTTTACACCCGAGACTATTTTCTATGTTTTGCCTGTATTTGAAGATATCTTACGAGCAGGTCAGCTTGATATATCTAATAGGGTCCGCAGATCTAATTTTTCATATGAGATTCAAGGAACAAAAATAAGAGTGTATCCCAAACCTGCACAGGACGATCCAAAAAATCTCTTTATAAAAGTTAAATTTCAAGCTGATCCGCTAAATCCGGCTTTTAAAGATGATTCTTTGCATGGCGTGTCAAATCTCTCAAACGTGCCGTTTGGAAATCTCATATATAGCAGGATAAATTCCATTGGACGACAATGGATTAGACAGTACACAGCTGCACTATCAAAAGAGCAATTAGGGCTAATTAGATCAAAATTTGGTACAGTTCCAATACCGGACGGCCAGCTAAATCTCAATGGCGATGCATTAGTTCAGCAAGGGCGCGAAGACAAGACAGCATTGGTTACACAGCTTAAAGAAATGCTTGAATCTATGACTTATGATAAGCTTGTAGAAACACAAGCAACACGAGCAGAGATGATGCAAAAACATCTTAGATTTATTCCGATGCCTAATGGCAAAGCAATATTCATGGGATGATGAATGTCTAGACTTTTTATAACACAAAGAGAGATAGACTTCATATCTGACCTTACCAAAGAGGTAATTAAAGATGTGATAGGTCAAAAAGTATATTATTTTCCAGTCTCAGAAATAAAATCAAATGTACATGATGTGTATGAAGAAGCTCCAGAAAAAGTATTTGATAATCCAGTAGAAATTGAAGCACTGGTAAAATATCAACCACAATCAGTTACAAGTAATATCTTTGGAACAGAAGAGATTTATTCAATTGAGGTATTTTTTCATCGAAGAGATCTGATTGATAAAGAAATCGAAATTAGAGAGGGTGACTTCTTTAGTTATGGAACAGTATTTTTTGAAGTATTAACTGCACAAGATGTTGGCACTATTTTTGGGCAAATAGAATACAATACTGGAGTGAAAGTTCTTGGTAAGCAGGCAAGAAAAGGTCAATTTACGGCCAGGATATTTGGCCCAACAGGTGAGGAGTACACAGACGATGATGCTGTACAAAACACATTTGTGCAACAGCGCGGTGAAAGAGCAAATAGGCTCGGTGCCACCGGAGATAAGCGCGATCTAATTGAAAAGGGTGTACTAGATAAGCCCATAACAGGACCGAAAGAAATCTCTAAGAATACAGTAAACAATAAAGGAAGATCTTCCTTTTATGATGAGGAGGTCTAATAATGGAAGAAAAGCTTCCCACAGGCTACGAGGGTGAAAACGTAGCAAAAGACTTTTTTATTCCACCATGCGGAATAGAAGATATCGATCGTGCAGTTTTTGAACTTTTTGATAAGCGCCTTTGCTTTGAGGTGGATATAAACAAACAAATATCAAAAGTTCCAGTAGTTTTTTCAACAGGTGAAAGGTTTTCCCTGACTAGACGAGCAAAGCCAATAAGAGATAAAAATAATGCAATTATATTACCTGTAATTGCCATAAAAAGAAGCACAATAGATCACAGCCCAAATCAGGGCGGTCTAGGAACAGGAATAGCATTCAGATCACAAGGTGACCTTACAATTAAAAGAAGGCTCGATAGCACTGACAGAGACTATCAAAAAGTTATTAACAAATTAAAACTAAAAAATCAAGAAAATGTTGCATCAAGAAATAATTTTTTAGAACAAATAAACTTTCCAGGCAATGATGCAGATCCAGGAAGGCTCGCAAGTAGAACAAATAAAAATAATCTATCATACAGGGATAGTGTCACAGGCAGACTCTTAGAGCCGGATTTGTCAGATAATATATTTGAAATAATTACCATACCCTACCCTAAATTTATTACTGTTTCGTACCAGATTGTTATATGGGCCCAATACGTTCAGCACATGAATCAACTCCTTGAAAATCTAATAACCAAATTCGATGGACAAGAAAGGGGATTTAGAATAGAGACAAATAAGGGATATCGATTTACTTTGTATATAGGAGATCAGTTTCAATCTGGTGATAACTTTGACAACTTTTCAAATGATGAAAGAATAGTAAAAGTATCATTTGATGCCAAGGTTCCAGGTTACATCTTTGCAACACAAAATCCTGGGCAGCAAAATCCATTTAGGAAGTTTATTTCGGCACCCAAAATTGAGTTTGGCTGGCATCAAATTACTGAAGATTTAATTGAAGAATCAGGCCCAGATATAAGAACTGGAGAAATTAATAAATTTATATTGTCTGAAACTGATGATCTCGATAAAAGGGGCGAATCAAACGTTAGAAGGGGAAATTATAAATACAATGTCAAAGAAGTAATTGAAGACCCATTTTCTGGTAAAAAAGAAACAAAGTTGGTAAGAGTGATAAGCAAAAACCAAAGAACAGGTGAGACAGTTGCCTATGGAAGAGTTGTCACAGATATGGAAACTACTAATGATTAACACGCAAGATAGATTTTTGGGTTGAAAGTCAATAGTTATTGATGATAAGAATATCGATGTTGTCGATCTAGAAGGAGTTTTTGAATGGCTGAACAAGTTTTCAAGTCACCCGGTTTTTTTGAGCAGGAAATAGATTTATCAATCCGTGATCAAAGTGTAGCCGGTGTACCTGCGGGAGTAATTGGAACCGCTGAGATAGGTCCTGCCTTTGTACCAGTCACTATTGGGAGCTTCTCTAACTTTATTGTAAGGTTCGGAGATGTTTCATCTGATAGGTTTGGCCCCTATGCAGTTAAAGAATTTTTAAGAAATAGAACTGCCCTTACATATGTTAGGGTTCTTGGTGCAGGTTCAAATGAATCAGTAGCAGACATAGAAACAACAAGAAATCAAGGAACTGTTAAAAATGCAGGATTCAAGCTTGTTGGAACAGAGGCATCCGGTACCCCTTCAGGCGGAGGCAGACACAAGGGTGTCGTTCAACTTATAACTGCAAAACATTTTTGCTCTGCATCCGGAGAAGCAATAGGCTATCCAGTATTTACTGATAATGATAGTTTTAATCTGACAAATTCAGATAATCATGTTAACCTAGTAAGAGGAATGCTTCTAGTTCCAACGGGAACACGTGTAATGGTAATGGATCATAATCAGTACTATAGTTCTGATACCACCCTCGATGACGTCGCAACTGTCAATGGAACTACTGGAAATACTTTGCATAAAACGTTTAAGCTTGTTATATCTAGTTCTGTAGGTACAACGTTTGCTTCTGATGAAGGTAAAGCAGGAATAAGAATATTTACTGCGTCTCTAGATCCTAGTAGCGAAAACTATATATCAAAAATATTAAATACAGATCCTGAAAGATTCCAGAATGATAATCATCTGCTTTACGCAGATTTTGCAATAGAAGATGAAATTGCCACAGTCTCAACTAAAGCAGGAGCAGTCGGAATTGTCTCTGGATCAGCTAGCGCTTCTGAAACATCTGGCGATACATCGATGGCGTTTAGAAATGCATTCGGTAGATTTGATACCAGATACTCA